ACTATCTAACTCGTGAAAATTCAAGTTCTGCATTTCATCAACCAACACGATAGCGTTGTCTAGTGTGGTGCCACGTAGGAAAGATGTGCTCCAGAATGAGATAGTCTCCTGTGCCTTGAGATTAGCATATAGCATGCTAAAACTAGCATCATCAGGCATCTTGAACATGTAACGTACCATATTCTGATATGGTATCTGATACAACTCTGCTTTGTCATCGTGGTCACCAGGCAAGAAACCAATCTCTCTGGTAGGCACCAGTGATCGTACAATGTATAGTTTGTCGTAAGATGTCTGTTCGTTAAGTATCTCTTGTAGTGCTAGGTACATACCTATGAAGGTCTTTCCTGTGCCTGCAGCACCATACATGTATAAGTTCTTCTGTTTAGAGAACGCATCAAAAACTTTCTCCTGACTTGGTGTCAGAGGTTTTATCTGAGTTAGATATCCTGAGTTAATAGGTTTGCGTTTCATTTGTCTTCTAGTCAGTCCAACCATTGAAGGTTGCTTCTTGTCTTTAACAGGCATAGAATTAAGGAGCCTCGAATTTAGCGTAGGGGTGATGTTTTTTTACATTGCGAAGTCTGTCTTTGAAACCATCAGGTAACTTGTCCTGATAGTCTCCCACTCCAGAGACCACAGCGGGTGATCCTGCTTGCCAGTCTTTATCCCAATCGGGATGGTTATCTCTCCAATCCTCATACTGGGCGAGTGTCATTGAGAGTTCTTTCATCTCTCCTGTTTTTGAGTTTTTAACTGGGTAAATTGCCATTATGTTGTCCAATCAAGTGCTTCTGATACTGTAGGGAACTCACGTATGAACACCTTACGACATGCCTCAGCAATGTCCATGTGTTCTTTCTGAGTGCCATGAGCACTTCTTAAATTTATATAGTGAACCCACGACCTACATGATCCTGTCATGTATAGTTTGGTAGGAGTTGCTAACGGTAGTACAAATCTAGCACACTCTTTAGCGACACCTTCACGAATAAGTTCATTATATAAGTCTATGCCCTCAGCGAAATACGCTGCTATAACCTTCTGTAGTCTAGTCCTCTGCTCATCTGAAATATCATCTATACTATTCTGTCTATTCTTCTCGTCTTGTCTTCTAAGTTCTGGTATGGGTATCTCTCCCAATAGGTTGGTGTTAGCATATCGCTGACTAAACTCTTGGAACGTAAATGACCTATGCCTCAATATCTGTGCTGCTAGACCTCTAGTAGTGGATATCTCCACAGTCATAGATGCCTGTTCAAACACTGACCAGTGATCATGTTTAATACAGTACTTGAGTAACCCTGCCACCTTGGGGTTCTCTTGATTATTGGGGTTAGATACTCTTGCGATGTACCCCATGGTCTTTTCAGCATCAGGGGTTATTGATATTAATTTGACTGGTGTCGGTCTCAGTTTCATTACGTTGTGATGATGTATGTTGATAAAGTGCCTCGAATATCTCGTCTGCTAGATCGTCGATATCCTCAGTTTCTGACTTGAATTCAAACAAGTCATCCTTTCTTTTTAGTAGCTCCTTTATTTGATGCGTCGATGTATTTGTTGGCATCGAAGAGTTTTGCGGTGACGTTTCCATTTGTATACTCTATGCTTTGTAAACTGCCCCTACCTAGGGAGTCATAGTAACAATCAAAAATATTGACCTTGAGACCAATAATGATGTCATGGTGCTCAACTCCGTTCTCCATGTAAGTGACAAGGTAGGAATTGCGAGGAAGTTTAGTATTCTTAGCAAGTGACCTTTCACAGTCAATCTCTAATACTGTAATACCATACTTTTCTGATTTTTCTGGTACGTCTTGGTTTTTACCCCAAACAGTCATCCTCTGTTGCCCCACTCTATTTGGGGAAATGCTTCAGATACCACTGCCTTAGTGACTCTGTATTTCTTTTGAATAGTCTTGTTACAGGCAGCGATGAATAAATCTGCTTCATCTTCCTGTAGACCTTCTAATAGTTGAATAAACAACTTCTCTCTGTTCATGTTGTTAAGAGACGTATCTCCTCCTTGGAAGAAACGATAGAATCCCTTGTATTCATGATCTAGTCGAGTGTGCTCTGTTCCTGCGGGTGCTTCATTCCTATTGAATGGTACGTCACCCTCTGGGAGCAAGAACTTAAGAGACTCATCAAAGTTGATGATGAGTATTGCTCTTAGTCCGTTGTTGTTGTACTTCTGTAGTAATTCTACTTTCTCTTTCTTTGTTTTAGCAGAAGAGACTTGTTGTATAATTTCAGTCAACAACGCATCATTTGGTAATTTTTTTGCCATAATAAGTTTACCTATCAAATCAGTATACTACTAATCATCGTCATCGTCAAGTAGTAGGTCATCATCCATGAATTTAACTGCTAGCAGTTCTTCATTAACATATGAACCATTACCATCCAAGAACTCAGGATGTAGATTATCTAGTTGACGCTTGTATGTGTTTTGGTCAACGGTACCTCTATATATCCATCCTATCACACCGCCTAATCCAAAGGCGAATATGGTGCTAATGCTAGCAACCCAGATCATTAAGTTAATTTCCATTGCTCTCCGTGATGTCAAATTTAATTCTAAAACGACACCTCCACTTAATAAAAGGGAGGGTCAAGTCTAAGTCTAGTTTGGACTTCTTTTCCCTCCTTGCTCTTGGGAGCATAAGCTCTATGCCTTTATTTAGCGATGGATTTTTTTCTTCTGCCTGGTCGGTGCTCCCACTCGTATTTTTTGGCATCTTCGATAATTCCCCTCAAGTATTTTACAATTTTTCTCGCTTCTGGTTTGCTGAGAAAGTGGTACGCTTCACGTATTTGCGTATGGTCGGAGTCTTTTCCACCCTTGATGTACTCCTCAAGGTCGTGTGCGGTCTCTTCTAATGCTTTAGCAGTAGTTGACTCCAAAAACTCTAATGTCGCCTTTCTAGTCGCTTTTGAGTGCTGTAGAAGGGGATATAATTTGAAGAGGAATCTCTTCTCCATAATTGCTACATCCATTGCTTTTTCAGCAAGGGCATAGATGTCGTCTGTCATCGGTTTAGACAAAGTTGTGCTCTCTTAGGTATTTTACAGTGTCGGTACACCCACCGAGTTTCTTTCCGTTGACAGTAACTTGGGGGAATGAAGCACCCTTTCCAAATTCATCATAGAATTCATCTCGTTGGAAGTCCGTATTCAGATCATATACTACATGTGGCAATTTGGCAAGCTCTAAGACTTTTTTGACTTGGGTGCAGAAAGGGCACCCATCCTTTGAGTAGATCGTGAAATTCATGTTGGGACTTCGTAATTGAACCATCCAGTAGCTATATATTTCTCTTCTATCTCAGATATTTGACCTTTGTGAACATGTGTCCATCCTGATGGCCATATGCTGACTCTGCCAACAATACACTCCATAGTAAACCCTTGCTCAAGGAACATTGTTCCTCCATCCGAGCAATTATTTAGAAATATACTCCATGCCAAAGCACGTGTTGTTTGTGGATTTGGATAATTTACGAAATTAGTCGTTTCATGGTGCCACAACTTAAAACCGCCTTTTGGTTTATAGTGCTGTAGGTTGAAACTGTCGTGTAACGTGAATCTATCCGTATGTTGTAAATTCTTATGATCTTTCTCGTATCGCTCAAATGCCTGTGTAAGAGCACCGTAGATTATCCTATGAGTCAGAGAAGACTCCGTAAATCTCGTATAGAGGTCTGTGGAGTCCTTTAACTCAGGATCGACAAAACCATACCCTATCTTACCCGCTTCTCTATCTGGGTGCTTGTTAAAATATTGAATTATGACATTACATTCATCAGCGGTCAAAATGTCATCATATATGCCGATAAAATCCATTTAGTCGTCGTAAACTAAACATTCTGGTTCGTCAGGGTGCATGTCGCAAAACAACTCTAATGCGTTAGGGTCGTGGTGATCTCCTGCCTTAATCTCATCTTTATGATGTTCTACATACTCTTCTAGTTCATGTAGTTCCTCTTTGTAGTGTCTTCGTGCTGCTGAAGAAACTGTTGGATCGTCAATGATCTCTTTGTCTTTTTGAATGTGATCTTCTATTGATTTCATAATAGTACCTCGTGTGTACACTAATATTTAGGTAAAACCCTCCAGAGCAAAAAATACCCCGAATATTTTTTCCACTTTTCTGGGCACAGAAAGTCGAATTTCCCTACAGTATAGCATAAAAAAAGACCTCCTGTAAACAGGGGGTCTTTAATCTCGAACAATATTATTTATAGTGCGTTACCACGAGGTAGTACCTCTTCTGGGAACACAAAGTTCTCATGTGGTTGGTCGACGGATGACATCCATGCTCTCATACCTTCATTAAGAAGAATGTTCTTCGTGTAGAAAGTCTCGAACTCTGGGTCTTCTGCTGCTCTTATCTCTTGAGATACGAAGTCGTATGCTCTGAGGTTAAGTGCTAGACCCACAATACCGATTGATGATGTCCACATACCCATGACAGGTACGAATAACATAAGGAAGTGTAAGAATCTTTTGTTTGAGAAAGCAATACCAAATATCTGTGACCAGAATCTGTTTGCTGTAA